ATTGTACTATTGTCGTTCAGAAAAGATTGGTAAAGCAGATAAAGTATCGAAACGCATTGAGCGTGAAGTAATTAAAGAACTCGACATGAAAGCACTCATTGATGGTGATGCATGTCTCGCATGTGAAGGATAAAAAAATGAAAGTACTTAGATTTACAGCATCATGGTGTCAGCCATGTAAAATGTTAGCAAAAACATTAGAAGACGTTGAGACTCAAATTCCAATTGAAGTTATTGATATCGATGAGAATCAAGAACTTGCAATGAACTATGGCATTCGTGGTGTTCCAACTTTAGTGATGTTAGATGGTGACATTGAAGTTAAACGAGTTTCTGGTATGCTAATGAAAAATCAATTAGCTGAATGGTTGGGTGCTTAAATGGAATGGAATTTTGGCGTAATAGAAGTAATTTTTCTTGTCAGTTGTATCATTATTTTTATTCAGAATAGAATGAAAAGAACAGAAACTGAAATTGATAGAATACTGAGAGAAGCTGAACAAGTTAAACATACACATGCTGAAGTCATTTATATAAGAAGTGAGATTCACGATGATGAGATTTTTATTTGGGATGTTGCTGATAATACTTTTCTTTCACAGGGAAAAACTTTTGAAGATGCAATACAAAAATTTATGAAAAACAATCCTAATAAAAAACTACAAATTAAGGTAACGGAATGAGTGTAACAAAAATAAAAAGCAATTTAATGGACAGCAGAGATGCATTCAAGCCATTTAATTATCCATGGGCATATGATGCTTGGTTAAAGCACGAACAAAGTCATTGGTTGCACACAGAAGTGCCAATGGCCGAAGACGTAAAAGATTGGAAGAAAAAATTAACAACAGATGAGAAACATTTTCTCACAAACATTTTTCGCTTCTTTACTCAAGGTGACATTGACGTTGCTGGCGGTTATGTAAAAAACTATCTACCATACTTCAAGCAACCAGAAGTGCGAATGATGTTACTTGGCTTTGCCGCTAGAGAAGCGTTGCACGTGGCTGCCTATTCACACTTGATTGAAACGTTGGGTCTGCCAGATACAACATACAATGAATTCTTAGCATATCAAGAAATGAAAGACAAGCATGATTATGTGCTAGACATTTCAGATAAGAATGGTGACTTGCAATCTACTGCTACACACATTGCAGTATTTTCAGCATTCACAGAAGGTATGCAGTTGTTCTCTTCATTCATTATGCTTTTGAACTTTCCACGCACGGGTAAGATGAAAGGCATGGGACAAATTGTTACTTGGTCTATCGTAGATGAGACACAGCATTGCGAGTCTATGATTAAACTCTTTAGATCATTCATTCAAGAAAATAACGAAATCTGGAATGATGAACTGAAATCTAAGATATATACTATTGCAGAACGAATGGTAGAACTTGAAGATAAGTTTATCGACTTAGCTTTTGGCATTAGCGAAATGGAAGGGCTTACTGCTGAAGAAGTTAAGAAGTACATTAGATACATTGCAGACAGACGCTTAATTAGTCTTGGACTGAAAGGTATCTTTAAAGTTAAACGAAATCCACTACCATGGGTTGAGGAAATGATTAATGCGCCAACGCATACCAATTTCTTTGAGAACCGTGCTACAGATTACGCAAAAGGTGCTACAAAAGGTGATTGGGCTGACGTTTGGGGCAAAGCCGCATGATAAATAGAACATGCAATATCAAAAACCCCTATTAGGAGAAAAAAATGGCAACTGTAACAAAATATCATCTAACGATTACTCAGACAAGACAAGATACCGATACCCCTTGGTTTAACAGAGAATCTAACGATGAATGGCTTAGCGCATGGAAGGCATTTAATTTTTATGATGAGGAAACAAGAGTGGAGATAGATGGTGAGGAACCATATACAACAATGACTGCCCGTGCAAAAATTACTGCGATTTTGCCCGAAGACATGGTCACATCTCATGTCTTAACAAAAACACGTAAGTATTCTTATATACCAAAAGATGTGTACGATGAATTTATTGCTTTATTGAATGATGACACATCTGGTCTTTCTGCTGAAAGAAGATATAATGAAGCCTATGGAATTACATATGAACTTGTTACTGAAACTGAAGTGCAAGAGATTGAAGCAACACCATGAAACGATTAACACATATATTTTTTGCCCTCGCATTGATTGTTGCAGGATTTACATTTTCTGCATTAAATGCAAATGCACAAACTGGAAAACAAAAACCAGGAGTTGTCTATGACGCTAATATTACTAGGGTTATTGATGGGGATACTGTTGCGTTTGAAGCGGCTTGGTTACCAGACCCACTCAAAAAAGAACTAAGCATTCGTGTGTTTGGTGTTGACACACCAGAAAAAGGACACAGAGCGCAATGCCCAAGTGAAGCACAGCGTGGCGAAGCGGCTACTAAATTCACAAAAGAAATGATTGCCGCAAGTCAAAAGCGTCAAGTTGTTCTAATGGATTGGGACAAGTATGGTGGTCGTGTTCTTGGTGATGTTATTCTAAACGGACAAAGTTTACGTGGTATGTTAATTTCTAAAGGTTACGCTAGAGAGTACTACGGCGAGGCTAAAACATCTTGGTGTAATTGAATGAGTTTTTTAATAGCCAATTTACCACCCGTTCATTGTTTTGTTAGAAAAGAATTTCTATACGATTTCAAAGAAGGTCATGGTGAATATGTGCCCTGTATTTGGGTTAGCATCAAATCAATTCGTGGTCAAGCATTTCGAATTGAATCATATCTTCCCGAATATGGCGCACTCTACGATAAACTACCGCTAAGTGCTTATGTAAGTAGGGATTATAATTTACAGCCAGAGAAATTTGTTCCTCTAGATTATTTGCAAATTTGGGACTGTCTTGGTTATAACATGGCAGTTGTACAAAAAGTTTTTCTTAAGAATCTAACAGGAAAATTTTACGCAAAAGATAAAAACTGGTATCAAGGCAATTACATGTTCACGGTTGACCATGCCGCACCAGATCACAACATGATTGATTTAACTTATTCTGAGTGGCCAGAAGACCACAAATCTTATAATTTTATTGAACTAGATAATGGACAGTATGCGGCACAACCAAACAATCGTTGTTTATTCTTTGATGCCGCAAGCAATCCTAAAGAAATGAAGTTTCCAGATTTTAAAGTTGCAACAAGAAAGTTTGTTGTAGAACATAATCCGAAATGGGCTTTAGGAGATACAGATACAGTAATGTACGAATAAGGAGATTAAAATGACAACATATAACGTATTCTGCGATTCATGCGAGGCTGAGTATTCAGTAACTCCATTAGAAGGCGGAGATAACACAATACCATCAAATTGCTCTTATTGCGGTTCAACAATAACTGAAGAAGCAATATCAAAAAAAGACAAAGAGTGGACAGATGAAGATTGGGACAAATTAATAGAAGATGATGAATGGTCCTCTGAAGAAGATAATAATAGATGATTATCGCAGGAGTAGATTATTCTCTAACCTGTCCTGCAATGTGTGTATTTGATGATGATGAAGATGGTGAGTTTAGTTTTGAAAAATGTCATTTTTATTTTCTGACACAATCTAGAAAATATGACGTTCAATTTAAAAACATAACAGGTAGATTTTTCGATCACGAAGGAATGACTGACGTATTGCGATACGATGGTATATCAAACTTCTTCATTGACAGGCTGTTAGAGAGAGATAAAGATTGCCATGTATTCTTAGAAGGATATTCTATGGGATCAAAAGGCAGAGTCTTTAATATTGCAGAGAACGCTGGCATTCTAAAATACAGACTATGGTTGTTTGCCGTAGAGTGTACAGAAGTACCACCAACAGTACTTAAGAAATATGCTACTGGTAAAGGTAATGCAAATAAAGAACGAATGCAAGAAGTATTTGAAGAATTCAACGACATTCGTTTAAAAGAAGAACTACATATGACTGAGAAGCAATGGAATCCTTCTTCCGACTTGATTGATGCATATTGGCTATGCAAATATGGATTTGACAAGTTGACATCCGAAGCAAAGTAGAGTATACTCTATATTATAATAGAAAGTGATAATTATGGAAGAAGAAAAAATCAGTTCTTTGTTTGGCTTAGATGACGCTAAGAAGCCTAGACAACCAAAGGTACTAGGGCAACTATACACGTTCTATTTGGTTGGAGAAATAACAACTCCAGACGATTACGTTGACTGGTTCGAAATTATTAGAAACGCAACAGAGAATGATATTGTTAAAATTCATATCAATTCTCCAGGCGGTAATCTATTTACTGCTGTTCAGTTCATGCGTGTCATGGGTGAATCTCAAGCTAGAATCATTGCATCAGTAGAAGGCGCATGTATGTCTGCGGCTACGATGGTGTTCTTATCAGCAGATGGATTTGAAATCTCAGAACATTCTATGTTTATGTTCCACAACTATTCGGGTGGTACAATAGGCAAAGGCGGTGAGATGTACGACAATATCATGTATGAACGTAAGTGGTCAGATAAATTCATGCGAAGTATCTACGTAGATTTCTTGACAAGTGAAGAAATTAAGTCTATACTAGACAATAAAGACATTTGGATGGAACCAGAAGAAGTCTTTAAGCGTTTGAATAAGAAAGAAGAATTAATGATTGAGGCAGCCGAGAAAGCTACTAGAAAACCTAGAGCGAAAAAGGTTGTTGCTAAACCTGTGAGAAAATCAAATGTCAGAAAACCAAAAGAGTCCTGATGGATTATTTCTAGTATCTTCAGCTATTCACACTAATCATGGTGTGTATAGTCCTGAACAGCGACTAGAACAAACAATAAACACACTAAAGTCAATTAAAGAACGATGCGATGCAGATATCGTTCTACTTGATGGTGGCTTAAAATCTCCAACTGATGAAGAGCGAAAAGTTTTAGAAGAATATACAAAAGGTATTGTTAGTTTTTCTGACGCACCTTCCATCAAAGATATTCTAGCTATCCCAAGTCAAGACATTGTAAAGAACCTAGCAGAGATTGTTATGTTTGGCTCAACGTTTCAAGACATTGGTGTTTCTGGTGACCACAAAAAATACAAACGAATCTTTAAGATGAGTGGAAGATATGTGTTAAATGATAACTTCAGCTATCAAACACACATAGATGCAAAAGATAAGATTATCATTCGTGGTCCTTTCACTAGTCAATTCAGATCAGAACAAACTGGTGGAGTCATATTTCAATACATGAGTAGACTGTGGAGTTTCGATTCTGAAATGCTTCCTAACATTGCACAAGCATATGGTAGAATGTTCAAAGACATGAATATGATACTGAATTCTGGTGGATACATTGACATAGAGCATTTATTGTTTGTGCATTTAGATCCAACAAAAATTCAGAAGATTGCGAAGATTGGAATTGAAGGAAACATTGCTCCTAATGGAAATGGAATTTCAGAATGAAGTATAAAATTTTTCAGATTTGTTTTGAACAAAGTCAGATACCACAAGTTGATCCTCTACTAACACCATTTGATAATACAAAGAATGAACGCCCTGAGTTGAGAGAGTTTCATTCGTTCAATCGTATTATTGATGAAGGCTTTGCAGATGACTTAGATGCATGGGGTGTGTTTGGTCCACGTTGGCAAAACAAGATGCGACATTCATCACAAGTTATTGTTGATGCAATCAAAGACAATCCAGATGCAGACGTTTGGATTTTTAATCACGCAAGAGTGCAAGATGCATTCATGTATAACGTATGGGAACAAGGTGAATACTTTCATAAAGGAATTCGTAACGTCACTGGAACAGCACTTCAAGCTGGAGGCTATGATACTACTGCACTTGAAGTTGTAATGACAGATGCTACATGCTATTGCAGTTACTTTGTCGCAAGAAAACAATTCTGGTTAGACTATATTGCTTTTGTTAAAGATGTTAAAACACATTTAGAAGCGTTGACTGGACATGAAGCAGAAGTTTATCATGGTAGTGCAAACTATGCTAGAGATCCAAATCTGAATATGTTTCCGTTCATTGTAGAAAGATTGTTTTCGACATTCTTGCACATGAATAGAAAATACAAAGTCTACAGCAGAAAGTATGATTACAGCGTTTATAAGGATCAAGTAAATGATTTTTATAGAGTCATAGAATCAATGAATGAGTTGAAGCGATTGACACTAGAACAAGATTCATCCGATTTGTTTCAACATTGGAATACATTGAGACTGTATTTTGTTAAAACATATCCACAATTATTTAATTTGGATTGATTGATGAACATTGATTTGTTGCGCCCTACTATAGAATGGATTAAAGATGACTTTAAGTCTAACAGAATTCGCTTTGCTATTGAGTTGCTTGCTTGGGCTATTAGCATCGGCTGTAGCATTACTATGGCACTCACAGTCCCCACCCCTCCGCTTCTTACTCTTTATCCTATCTGGATCCTTGGCTGTGCTATGTATGCTTGGGCTTCTTGGACTAGGAAATCTTTTGGCATGTTGGCTAACTATATTCTGCTGACAACTATTGATTCGATAGGATTGATACGAATGCTTGCCACTTGACTTTTCATCACACTTGAGATATAATTACATTATCAACTTGAGGAGTACATATGGCAAACAAGGTTTGGACAGTCAATCTGGAAGAAGACCCAGAAACTGGTGATTTGATTCTTCCCTTAAATGATGATATACTAGAGCAAACTGGTTGGAAAACTGGTGATGCTATTGATTGGACTGACAATAAAGATGGAAGCTGGACTATGAAAAAAATTGAAACACAATGGGTTCTTGTTGAAGCCGTGTCTATGTTCCGTGAACGCTACATGGTAGAAGTTCCTGTTGGCGTAGACATGTATGGTAAAGATAAAGCTGAGTGGGCACTTGATACTGTCACTATGGAAGAAGCAAAAGAATTCTCTCAACAACATCTAGGTCAAACTATCGTATCTCATCGTGTCGTTACCAAAGAAGAAGCACTAGCATTGTGTGATAAAGATAATGACTATGCAAAAAAATGGAATGACGAATTGAAAATTAAAACTTTCTTTACTGTTATGACTGAGCATATTGCAGACTTAGCTTCTCCTGGTGATGCTGAGTACGAGTAATGTTTTTATACAAGACTGAAGTAAGAACAGCAACAAATCCAAAGATGGGTTTGGGACTGTTTGCAAAAGAACATATACCAGCAAATAGCATTGTATGGAAATACGTTGATGGTGTTGACATAAAATTTCATATCAACAGGCTAAAAGACTTCAATGATGCACAGAAAGAATATTTTAAGAAGTATGCTTGGATAGAAAAATCTGATGATGGTGAAGATTATGTGTGTTCAAATGCCGATTCGTCAAACTTTATCAATCATAGCAATTTTCCAAACATTATGAGTATTGGTAATTCTTCAGTGGCAATTCGTGACATTGAAGTTGACGAAGAGATTTTTATCAATTATAATAGTTTTGACACAGAGTTTGATAGTTACAAAGATGAAATGATTTGAGGAACATAAGATGACATTACCTGATGAAAGATATCGTGCGTTGCGTTGTGGGCATCAAATGCTTTTAGATTTGTTGAATCCTAAAGTAACGCCTAAAGTACCAAAGTACATTCGTCAACGTGCGGCAAGTATTTTAAAGCACTATCCAGATTCGTATCATTTTTCAAAGATTGTAGAAAAGATACCTGAAGACTATGCTGTCTCTAGTCAATTTGTGAAGGTGACAAATGAAAGTGAAAACTAAAAATGAAGTTGTGCATTTTTTGCAAGAGTTGCTACATCCAGAAGGTTTTAGATGGGCAGTAACAGATGAGGTTCGTAAAGAATCAAAACGTCTTTTAATTATGATAGAAAGTGAAAGTATCAATGAGCAAGATTCAACAATTCGGCAGACCGTTTGAAACGTTTGATCCCAGTAATAAAAAACATCGAAAGATTTTTCACGATGTTTTGAGATATCGCACTTGGGGTAGGTCTGCAATTTGTTTTTGGGCAGAAGATTCTTCTTCAGGAAATAACAGTTTGATGGATCAATGTGTTAAAGCGATTGGCACATACTACATGGAAAAAGAATTCGGTGAATTGATTGATGATGATCCGTTTGTGTCTGGCGAATCGATGCGTAACAGAGAAAATCCACATGTTTATCAATACACACGAAAGAAAACGATCATATGAAAGTCTACATCAGCGGATATCGTAATCACTGGTTAAGCCCATATCATATTCTAAAGTTTGTTTGCTTTTGGGAAAAAGATGATAGTATCTTTTATAATCTCGAAGACAAACCTAACGCACCATACGAGAAGTGGGTTAATTTTTTAGACCCTATCTGTAAAGCGATTGCAAAGGTCTTGGATGTAATTCATCCCAAGATTGACTATGTAAAGATTGACTATTGGGACACTTGGTCTATGGACCATACTCTCGGTCAGATTGCTTTGCCTATGTTGAAGCAGTTGAAAGAAAAGAAACATGGCGCACCTTTTGTTGATGATGAAGATGTGCCAGATGAATTGAAGTCTACTTCAGCGCCAGCAAAAGAAAATGAGTGGGACACCGATGACAATCATTTCAAGCGTTGGGACTGGGCTATGGATGAAATGATTTTTGCATTCGAACATCATCTCAATAAAGATTGGGAAGATGCATATCGTTCAGGCGAATTTGACCACAAGTCAGTTGCTTGTGAGTGGTATGAAAATGGTAAGCCAAAAATGTTCAAATTAGAAGAAGGTCCGAATCACACATACAAAGCTGACTATGAAGGCATGAAAGTTGTTGAAGACAGAATCAAGAACGGATTTCGTTTGTTCGGCAAATACTATCAAGCACTTTGGGATTAAGTCTATGCTAAATACTTCTATATAATCATAGAGGAGACAGCAATGGACTTTTTTACAGAAGATGCAGTACATCACTTAATACCAAAAGTTAAAAACTTTGAAGAATGGTATACTAATCTAGGTGATATTTTACCTGAGTATGACATAGATACACCAAAGCGAGTTGCGGCTTTCATGGCACAATGTGGCCATGAATCTGGTGGTTTTACTTTGATGCAAGAGAATTTAAATTACTCTGCTAAAGGTTTACGTGGCACATTTGGTAAGTATTTTCCTAACGATGAAGTAGCAAAACTATACGAACGCAAACCACAAATGATTGCGAATCGTGTTTATGCTAATCGTATGGGTAATGGAGATGAAGCATCTGGAGAAGGTTGGTACTTTCGTGGTAGAGGCATTATACAAATTACAGGAAAGAATAACTACACTAAGTGTTCACAATCATTGTTTGAAAGCAATGTGCTAATTGAGAATCCTGATTTGTTATTAGAAGCAGAGTATGCTATTCATTCTGCTTGTTGGTTCTGGTCTGCGGCTAGACTAAATGAATTAGCAGATGTTGGAGATATAAAGACAATGACAAAACGAATCAATGGTGGATTCATTGGCTTAGAAGACAGAATCAATCATTACAATCATGCGATTGAAATTTTAACTTAAAAAGGCGATAATCATGTTTAATAAAATTAAAGAATTTTTCACAGGTAACAAATCGACAGCAAATGCAAATCAAGAAGGTACTTTGACTGCGGCTGATGTTGCAATTAAAAATATCAAAGAGACTACTGCGGCTGTAGATGCTAAAGTTGAAGTTGCACCAGAGCCTGTTGCAGAATCAAAACCTGCGCCAGCAACAGAGCAAGCATGGACTAAGAATCCTCCTGCGGCTATTGCTAAACGTGCGCCAAAGAAACAACCAACTAAAGCTACTACTGCGCCTAAGAAGAGACCACCAGCACCAAAATAATGTGCTACTATTTGGTGTTTGGTTTAATTCCAATATTTTGAGGAATCAAGACTGTCCCAGTAAGCCTTGTTATTACGATTAATAAAATTTTTTGTTAAATACTTGGCCATACCCATATAGCCCATCTTCTTGAATCTGCGGCTGTCTTGACCAAAATGATGTTTAATAATCCTAAACTTTTTAGGACTATACTTTCTGGATAAGAAATAGTCTTCAGACGTTGAAAAGTTTTCAGGAAACCCACCATACTCTTCAAACTTATCTTTACGTGTCAACATGAATGCACCAACTGCAAATGGTGAAAAGAATTTTAATGTATGATTAATTACATTGAATGCAGTAAAGCCAATCTTTGCACGTATATCTTTATCGTAACATTTGATGTTTAGTCCAATAAGATGAAGTTTCTTTAATTCCATCTTGTTAACAGAATCTTGAATAACTGTATCTTTAAAGAATCTAACATCAGCATCGATAAACAGAATGTACGGAGTAGTGACTAGTCTTGCTCCGTTGTTCTTAGCAATAGATACTGGACCACCATCAATGATTTCAACATTCAGTCCAATACTGTTATCCTTAATAACTTGTCTAGTGGCATCGGTTGAACAGTCAGCAATGATTACTCTAGTGTCACCTATATTTTGTGAACGCAATGAATCTAGTAGATGATGAATATAATTTTCTTCATTCTTACAAGGCACAACAATAGTAATTTTATCACAGAGTTTCATCATTATCTTTCTCCTTAGTCCAAGTTATAATTTCCCAGCGGCCGTCGTGATGTTCTACAAGTGCTGTACAACTTTCAACCCAATCTCCATCATTCATATACATAACACCATTGATTTCTTTAATCTCTGCGTGGTGTATGTGTCCGCATATAACTCCATCAAAGCCTCGCTTCTTACAGTAATTGGCCAAGTTTTCTTCAAACTTGAACATAAAGTCTACTGCCTTTTTAACTCTGTGTTTAAGAAACTTGCTAATGCTAAAGTACCCAAAACCCATGCGATGACGTAGCCAATTATACCTACTATTGACAGAAAGGATGAAGTCATATGCTTTATCTCCTAAGAAGGCTAACCATGGTGCCAATTTAGTAATGCCGTCAAACAAGTCTCCATGCGTGACTAGATAATGCTTACCATCTGCACCTATATGTTCTATTTGATTGTGAATTTCTACAAGACCAAAACTAAAACCATATGGTATCATGGGTCTAAGAAACTCATCGTGATTCCCAGCTATATAAACAACTCTAGTGCCACGTTTTGCATGACCTAATACTCTACGTACTACATTGGTATGACTTTGTTTCCATCGCCACTTGTTTTGTTGTATGCGCCACGCATCAATAATATCACCCACCAGATATAGTGTGTCACAACTGTTATGCTTTAAAAAGTTATTTAACTTATCCGCTTGACTATCTTTGGTACCTAAATGAACATCACTCACAAAAATAGAACGATATGTTTTCATATGCTAAAACGGTAAAAACTTTCCTATCAGCCCGTTGACTATTCTATCTGATAGGTCATTTGGCAGAAATTTAAGAAATCCTAAAAAGTACATTGCTACACAACCATAAACAAATATCTTTACACATAAATCAAATGTCTTTTGATATTCGTTCATCTTCCACACCTATTGCCCGTTTGACAAAATTGCATTAGTTCATAACCACCAATAAACATTATGAATAGAACAAATGCAGATGCACCTAAGATCATTGCCCATTCATTTAATTCTGCTTCTTTTTGTTTACGCTTACGTTCTTGGTCGTTGAACATTCTTATGTCATTAGCATCGTTTGCATCCATTTCTGCTTGACGAGCCTTGATTTTGTTCCAAACGTCAATCTTGCCTGTTTGCATAAACAGCATTTTCAATTCTTCTTCAAATGCTCTGGCCTGTTCAAGCGCCATCTCAATCTGAAGTGCGGTTCCCATGTTGGAACCTTTCTTAGAACTTTTAGCCTCCATCAATGCCTTAGTAGCGGTACTCTTGGCATCAAACATCTTGCCAATCATTGGCGCAAGCGAACCTAAATCATTGGCAACATTGGCTGCCTTTTTGACCATACTAATAGCAGATTGAATTCCTGCTAGTGCTGTGATCGGATCTATCATTTTTTTACTCCCGTTTACAAATTTCTTTGTGTAATCTATTCGAACAGTCTTTTTTAACCCACTCTATGCAATATACTTTTCGTTCAAACACATCACCAGTCCATCGCCAACGGACGCACTTCATCGTTTCGTCTTTGTTTGTCCTTTCAGCACTTGCATTTAGAATTATTAAACATACTATAAGAACAATAATTTTTATAAAACTATTGGTAGCCAAAGCCATAGACCTTGACTCATTAGTATTGCGGCAAAAATTCCAACACCAATACTAGCAAAATATAACGACATGCTGACTGCTAAAATGCTTGCCGTTAATAAAACAATTGCAATTTGAAATGCAGAACCCGCAAATGTCAACCAAGGACCAGACTTACGAATTTGGTCTCTCTCGGCTTCAAGGGCACGGGCCTTTGCCATTAATTCTTTTTTACCCTCATTTGTTGCGGGTTCAGATTCATATCTGTCAATCTTTGCTGTTAACTTTTCTGCTTTATCAAATTGTTTTCTGTCAATAGCATCATCTCTAGCCATCTCAGCAAGAGTTTGTTTAACTGATTTTGCTTGATAGAATGCCCAAGTATTGTTTGCACTAATTGTATTGTTCAATACTTTACTGCTATTGCCACTTGAAATGTACGTATTGATTGCAAGCAATGCGGCTAAAACGGTGATTAGCCATCCTGCTTTGTCTTTGATGTTTGCTTCACGTTCGCTACGTGATAATGGTTTCTTTTCTGATAATACTACTTCTGCCATTTTATTTTCCTGCTTGTTTTTGTAATTGACGAATCTTTTCTTCGTGAATAGCAATCATTTCTTTATTCAGTTGAATACTGTCACGGTTCTTTTGAACTGCTTCTGTTAAATCTTGACGTAATCTTTCACGTGCCAACTCAGCACTAGTATTTGATGCTTGGCGATTGTCGCTAGTTACAACTAAACTCATTTTACCCTCAAGTATAGTTACTTGATGTGCTAGTGTACCGACTGCACTCAACAAATAACCAACACCTGCTATGATAAGTGGTAATAATGCAAAGAGTAATTTCTCTACAAATGCGCTTTTTGCGCTTTCTTTTTGTTCTTCTGCCACGACATTCTCCTTTGATATAAGTCATTATATTTATGAAAAATGGTGTTTTTGGCATTTGTCAGAGCGGGATTTTGTTGTTTTTTTGCAACAAATGCGAAATAATTGTTGACTTGCGTGGTATGTGTGGTATAATGGATACATGACATTGAGAAAAAAACGTTCTGACAGAAACCATGTACTGTACAAAGTCACATGCGTTGACACTGGTGATTCATATGTTGGCTTGACTGTTGCACAGGGTCAGGCCTATGTGCGTTCGGTAAAAATCCGTTGGCAAAAACATGTGAGTCGTGCTAAGTGTGAAAACAAAAACTGGGCAATGTGTAATGCGTTGCGTGAATTAGCTGGTGCCGCATGGCAATATGAAGTCCTTGAAGTGATTCGTGGACGTAAACCCGCACACCAGCGTGAAAGAGAATTGATTGCCAAATTCGAACCATCGTTAAACACGTTTTGACATTCCATATATGGTGTGTTATACTGTTTAAAGTAATGAATAGGAGAGTTTATGATAAACTTCAAAACTGATAGTCTAGCAGTATTGTTTGGCGTGATTGCCGCTATTATAACTGGAATTGTAATTGGCTCGATTTTTACAATCATGTCAATCAATGTAATTTTTGGAACTGACATTGCAGTTAGTGTAGAAACTGTTGCGGCAATTACTTGGTTAACTATTGTTGTTGGTAGTATAATGAAAGGTAATATAAAATGAAAAAAATCTTAACATCTATTGTTTTTGGTGCATTAATTGCAACAAGTGCATTTGCAAATGATATTGTCAATTATCAAATTGTGCCCGTGATTAAAGTTGATCCAATTGGAAGTATGAGAGCCATTTCAATGCCTAGAATGTCATGCACTAATGTTGAACCAGTTGAGGGTGCAGGTGCGCCTGTTCAACCACAACAACAAAAATGCGTATCGTATAGTGACAGAGAGTTTCGCTATAATGTTACTGCATTCAATGTAACATTTGAATATCAAGGACAGATTCGTACAGTTAAAATGAACTACGATCCTGGTAATGCAATTAGAATTAAAACAGTAACGAAAGTTTATGCTGTAGAGTAAAATATGAAAAATTCGTATGTCATACATAGTATTATAACATCTTTATTTTTGTGTAATGTCGCACATGGTAAAGTTGTTCTTATAGAAGATTCGTCAACCAAAGACGGCTACTATATGGCAAAAGTTATAAATGTGAAACCTATTATAGAAAAGGTACCGTACATGACTACGAAAAATTATTGTCAGAAAAATTATGGCACGATACACTATTCAGGACCAGGAACTAATACTCTAGTCTTGGGTGTGACACCACCGCTATCAACACCGTCATGTAGACTTGTCAATGAACAAGTCTATCATAGCGTTGTCAAAGGATATCAAGTAACATATGATTTTAAGGGTACACTTAAAACTGCATTTTTAAATAATGAACCAAGTGAATTTGTGCAGGTGTATAATGCTCCATGACGTACTATGTTTATGGCGCAGAGGGAAGCAGGACAACTGATAAAGTTGAAACGCTGTTGACAGTCTGTAGACGACAATATAAACTATTCATATTGGGTCAAGACTATTCAATAGAACAATTGAGGATATTAGTTCCCGAAACTAATTTTGTTCCTCACATATACCACGATGCAAAATACATTGGCGGTATTAAAGAATTATACGATTATTTGTATAGTGAAGTAAAAATGGAAAAACAATTCCAAAATGAAACCAGACAACTTGACAATTGATTGGATTATGAGTATACTAAAGACATTGAACGAAAGATATTTTTAACATGGAGAACTTTGATATGACAACTTTTAATTATTCGACAACTACACCAAAAGAGCAAAAAGCATTTCGTGACTGGCTGACTAGCCATCTCAAACACGGTCCTGTGACTGTTGACTTTCTGAAGAAAGATGGTACAATGCGTACTATGAAATGCACATTGCAAGAGACTGCAATTCCAACATACGAAAAGAAAACCGAACGAGTTCGTACTACTTCAACTGACGAATCAATTTCTGTAGTTGACTTAGAGAAAAATGAATGGCGTTCATTCCGTTACGATTCTGTTAAATCTGTATCATTTACATTGGGTGAATAAACTATGAAATTTTCCAAGATCAATCCTGGCGCTGATGCACAAGCATATGGCACAGAACCTTCTTGGACCAATCAAGCCGAGATGACAAATCTCAGAAGCGAAGAAATTCGTGCTTTGAATTGGTATAATTATTTTTGTGATAGCAAACAAGCAAAGACGTTTGTTATCGAATACATGGCTAGCATTGATAGACCAAAAGAAGAAATTTCTTTAGTCGCATCAAGTGACGCATCTATTCCAGTACAACTTGGTTGGGTAGCACGTATGATGTGTATGGGCTACGAACCATCCGAATCATTCAAAAACTTTTTTGTCAAAGAGTTTAAGAGTATTGTTGAAACTGCAAAGAAAACTAAAAAACCAAAAGCATCCGTTGTTGTTGCAACAACAACTGCACCAGTCGTGTCTATTCAAGATAGAATTCGTGAAAAGGCATCCGAAGAAGCTGGTGAAATTGAGGGGCTTGTAGATGACTTTATTATTGGTGGTTGCAAGTCTGCACCAGATATGCAATCGTATCTGAAGAGTAAAGACTTATCTTCCGTTGTGCAGAAGAAAATGTGCGAAGTGTTCATTAAACGTTCTAAAGAATTCGAAGACGTTATGAATACAACTGATGCTGATATCAAAGAAGGCTATTCTAATTTCAGTAAAGTGCAATTGCGTAAGGTCAAAGAATTCTATGATGCGATTGTTGCAGAAACAAATCGTGGTGCAGAAAAGAAACCCACACGTAAAGCACGTAAAGTAAAAGAGAAACCCGCAAGTGTGGTTGCATCTAAAGTGCAATACATGAAAGATTTTGCTGAGTTGAATTTGAAGAGTGTTCTACCAGAAAAGATCATTGGTGCAAATCAAGTGTGGTTGTACAATACCAAAACAAAATTGCTCGGCATGTACAATGCTGACAATGCAAAGGGTCTGACAATCAAAGGTACGACAATTCAAAACTTCAATGTTGAAACATCAATTGGTAAACGATTGCGTAAACCTGAAGTTGCTGTTAAGCAGGTTCTTGATGGTGGCAAGATTGTGCTGAAAAAACTGCTAGATGGATTGACAACTAAGCCTGCCGAGTTGACAGGGCGCATTAACTCTGATACAATTGTTGTTAGAGTAATAACTGGATAACCAAAATGATTTTGATTGACTTGAATCAGGTAATGATTTCAAACCTGATGATGCAGATAAATTCGAATGCATTAAACGCAATTGATGAAAACATGGTACGACATATGGTGCTGAACAGCATTCGCATGTACAACATGAAATTCAAAGATGATTATGGTGACATTGTTATCTGTTGCGATGATAAGAAATACTGGCGTAGAGACTACTTTCCCTACTACAAAGCTGGTCGTAAGAAAGACAGAGAAGCATCTCCGCTTGACTGGAATCTAATCTTTGAAACGTTAAACAAAGTTCGTGACGAAATTAAAGAATACTTTCCGTACAAAGTGATTCAAGTTGACAAGACTGAAGCCGATGATGTGATTGCTACGCTGACACACAAGTTTGGCGTTCCGCTTAAAAACAGTTCTACTGAAAAGATTCTGATTTTGTCTAGCGACAAAGACTTTATGCAATTGCAAAAGTTTGCAAACGTAGAACAGTATAGTCCAATGGGTAAGAAGTTCTTACGTACCAATACGCCAGAAGCATTCTTGAAAGAACACATTATCAGAGGCGATAGAAGCGATGGCATTCCTAACTTCATGTCTTCTGATGACACATTCGTAACAGAAGCCCGTCAAAAACCTGTAACTGAGAAAAAGCTAAATAAGTGGTTAGAAGAAGAACCTGAGTCTTTTTGTGATGAAGTGATGCTGAGAAATTACAAGCGAAACGAATTGCTGATTGACCTGTCTAAGATTCCAACTGAGTATCAAGAGAAGATTCTTGAGGCTTATGAAAATACCCCTAAACGTGGTAGGGAAAAACTACTTAACTATTTTATCCAAAACCGCATGAAGCAGTTGATGGAACATATACAGGAATTTTAAAATGGCTATTGATATTAGCAAAATGACTATACCAGAATTGCTTACGCATATTTCTGAATTACCAGCCGCAAAGAAAGTGTCTGCATTGAAACAGATTGCAGATTTGACACCAGAATTAAAAACTGTTCTCAAGTATACATTTCATAAAAATATACTATTTGAATTGCCCAAAGGTGTTCCTCCTTATAAAGCTATGGAGACTCCAGAAAATTGGGGGCATAATAGACTGCCTAAAGAGTTAAGAAAGTTTCAGTATTTCGTAACAGGAACTACATTGAATCCTATCAAACGTGAATCAATTTTTATTGAGGTTCTCGAAACAGTTTCACCTGAAGAGGCTAAACTTGTTTTGATGATGAAGGATAAAAAACTTACGTACAAGGGCATCACTAGAAAACTTATTGAAGAAGCGTTGCCTGAAATTTTGCAGGGAGAATCAGAGTAACAAAATGGCTAAAACAAAAAAGTATTCTAGTTTCCGTGACTTCTATGATGACGAAGGTCGCAAAGGGAAACCGAAGTTGGACGAATCTAAAAAACAAAAAGACAAGTTCAAGCACCAGACAAAGTTTATTGACCCTAAGAATCTTAAAGAAGATGATTGGGATGAATTTGAAGAATTTGATGAATTAAAATAATATGTACTTATATAATGAAAACGGAAAGCATCTAGGTTGGTTCACATGGAAAGATGCATACGAAGCGAGTAAAAACATTGACTTTGCAGTTTATTCTTTTGCGTTCATGGATAAAATCCCTAAGAACAATGTACTCCCCTTTCAACTGGAAGATACTTTTTATGTCGGCATGTCATGTGGTAGATATTTCGATAAGAAGAATCGTACACCAACAGGTGGTACCTATGCAACATATTTGCAGAAGCGACTTCTAATTCACAATAGTTATTTGTCAAAGCTAAATTGCGAGAAGAAGTCTGAAATGTTTTTTGAACGTTATGATCCAGTACATCATCCAGAGAAACAAAGATTCGTAAGCATTTCAGTTCCAGATGAAAAGATGGATGATTATGAAATTCGTGCATTTGTTAGTCTTGTTGAATCTGAACACGTTTACTTGTACACTAAACAATTTGGTCAGCCGCCATTATTGAACTTAGATGAACAGTACAAACCAAATCGTAAGAAAAATTCAATATCGAATCGTGTAATGAGTTCTCCTAGCCTACTATCACATTTTGGATAAATTATGAAAAAAGAATTGGATGAAGCACTAGTAGCGAAGTACCCAAAGATTTTTAAATATCGCCATGCACCGATGACACATACTGCCATGTGTTGGGGTTTCGATTGTGGTGATGGTTGGTACAACATCATTGATGTATTGTGTGAAAACATTCAACATCATGTGGATCAAAGACGTAGAGAACGTGCGAGAGTATTGAAATTCAATCGTGCGTTGAAACGTGCATTGGCTGGAGACACATACCCACTTCAAATGTATTTTACATTTAGCAATAAACCAGAACCAGATGAATGGGCGATTGAAAATTCTAGCAAAGCAATCGTAAAAGCAGAGTTCAGAGAAGTTCCTGCACATATGCCACACATCACAGCAAGTCAAGTGAAAGAGAAATTCGGTGGATTGCGATTCTACACTAATGGTTATACTGATGAAGTGCGTGGAATGATTCGCATGGCTGAATCAATGTCATATCGAACATGTGAAGTGTGTGGTAATCCTGGTCGTTCAAACAATCACGGATGGATTTCAACATTGTGCGATACCCACAGATTAGAACGTGGCGAAGACTTGCCTCAAAACGAGGAATTCGAGTCTGAAAATTGAATACAAAAGTACTAAAAACCCCTTCCAAGCCGTCTTTGACGGCTTTTTTGTTGTCTTTTTACAACAAAATGCAAAATAGTTGTTGACGTACCATTCGAACCCTGTATAATAGATTCTGTAGTGAGTAAGATTAATAGGAGATTTAGATGCTTACAGTTTTGATGATTTTTGCAGTAGTGATTTTGTTTGGTGCCGCAGTTAGTGGTTCTGTTAAGACCCTCGGCTGATTTTAATTTTTAAGGAAAAGAAAATGATTGACGGTTTTAACGAATATCTAGATTGTATCAAAGCTGACTATATCAAGTGGCAAGGTGATACTCCTACTGAAACACAAAAAGCAATGGCGCAAGATTTTTGCGATTCCTTGTCCTATGAAGTTGGTCGTAGTTACATCAAAGTAATTACTGGTCGTGCCGGTAGTGGTCGTTCCGTTCATTCATTCGTGTGTTTGCGTGACATGGGCAAGTTCACAAAGGGTGACATTCTGAAAGCGGCTGGTTGGTCGGCTCCTGCGAAGAATTTTGCCCGTGGTAACACAATGGCCAGGACTTTCCAGAACATTCGTTGGATGGGAGCAATGTAAGGAGTTTGATATGAAAGGTCATGTATATTTAATTGCACCACTAAAAAACCCTAAAGGCTGGGTCAAAGGTAGAGGAACAATGCCATTCAAAATCGGCGTTTCAAAAAGTATTGAGGGTGTTCAAGATCGTCTTAAGGCTCTGAAAGTAGGAAATTGGGTGGAGTTAAGTATAACAGATATATCACCTGAAATTATACACCCATATGATGTTGAATTTTATTTGCATGAGTGCTACTCTAAGAAAAAAATTAGAGGCGAATGGTTTAAATTGTCCTGTGCTGAATACAAGTATATTTTAGACCTTCTGGATCGGGAACCAGATGAATCCTTCAATGCAATGAGACATGGTGGCAAGCATATAAGGGACTGGGGTAGTAGTTCCTGTTGGCGGTAAGCAAAAAGAGCGTTTTTTGGGGCTGGTGCTTTTTGAATACCAAAGTATTCAGTTGCAAAAAAACAACAGAATCGAAAATAGTTGTTGACTTGGTTCTCCATTGTGGTATAATAGAATCTTAGACAGTAAAGAAAAGGGACTTCAAAATGCGTACTAAAACCTACATTCAAGGCTTCAAAAATTCACAGAAAATTCGTGTGATGTTTGACGGAATTGGTATCTACACCACTGTTGCTGGTGTGTCGAGTGTGTTTGCTACATACACCCATTCACAAGCGGCTAATGATGCTCTGTTGCGTTTGTCTTACATGCGTTACATGGCACAAAAAGATGGTGCGTTGGTTCCCACAGGTGTTGGTATGACAAGCTACAATACCTCGCAAGTTGGTACGCAAGTTCAAGTTGATTTGATTTAAGGAAATAAAATGACTACATTATCACATGATATCTCTTACGGAATGTTTAGCGAAGTTGGCAACTTAGCCGTTCATGGTATTGTTGTTGCCGCAGTAACAATGAACCTGACATGGCCAGAAACTTACAAGTGCCTCAATATGTTGGCCAAAAATGATTACAGTAAATTTGGTGAAGCGATGGACACTACAGTTCGGGAATGTGTCTACAATACTTGTGGTTTTACTTCTGACTTTTATGGTGCTTAATATGAAAATCGAAACGGCAATTGGTATTCTGAATAAAGAACGTGAATTTTTGGGTTTGGGTTTCTTGGAGTTATTGCAAGATATCCAACGTGAAGGTAAGATGGTTTACTCTGAAAAGACTATGGAAGCATTCGAGCGATTCATGGTTGACGGCCGCAAGATGTTTGCACCTGTTGCAGAATAACAACAGATTCAAAAATAATTGTTGACACACCAAACGAACCCTGTATAATTAATTCTGTTGAGTTGATAAAGGAATTGAAATGAGAACAGTAAACGAACAAACCCTTTGGGAAATCCAAGCATACGGTGCTACGAAATCCGAAATTCTTGAGTCTGTAACAGATTCAATTAGTTTCCAATTTTCTGGTCCCGGTATGGTGATTTCAAGCTACCTTTCCGATGCACAGGAAGCGATGCAGTCAGGTAGTGGACGTGGTTTGAATGATGCAAGACAATATATTAATATTGCAAAAATGTTGATGATGGAATTTGAATTAGGTTTTAAGGAGAGATAATATGACTAATTTTATTAATGTTGCAGATATGATTGCCGCTTTGTCAGCCTTGCCAGCCGATGCTCGGTTGGTTGTGACACAGACTGGTTATTATGCGTATGATGACTTTGCGGATTGTTTTTTGCCACGGCCTGCTGGCGATGACAACGATGGTGCTCCATTGTTCGCAATCGGTCATTCACACCAAAATTATTGAAGGAATAAATATATGATGATAGTTATCCGCACTCAGTACCACGAAAATTATGGCGCACATGATTGGGATGGCACGGGTGAGTGCCCTCAGTATTGGAAAGCAAAAGGCGGTACCGAGTATAAGATACTTGACGTTCCCCTTAACATAGACTACAATGAGTTTGTGAAGTTCACATTGACTGGCATTGAAACGGATACGGATTATTCTAGCGAGTACATGGTCGATTGGTCTATGGAAAGTGATGACTATCTTTCATGGTTCGAACGGTCTCAGTTGGAGTTTGATAGTGTTATCACCAGCAAAGAACCCACAATGACGTATCAACAAGTTTTGGATAAACAAAAGGAACTAGCATGAGTAAAATGGCAGAATTGGCAATGGAGATTGAACAGTTGTATCTTCAAGGGTACAATGAATTCACAATTTCAACAATGCTTAATATACCAGTGGAATTGGTAGACAATTTTGTTGCAAGTTTTATGGAAGTAGGGTATAATGAAAGCATGGACGGAGACTTTGATTCCGCTATGGCTTCAGCGGGAATGGGAACAGACGAGGATTACGGAAGTTATGGAGAGCCTGAATTTTAAATTGTCGAAAACAAAACCACGTAACATGGTAGCGAAGGACTTGCGTAGCCCTAAGTATCGTATGCGTGTGGTTGAAGACAAACGTAAGAGAGAACCTAAGCATAAGGAATCGTATGTATATTGATGGTATGGGTCCGAGACAATCAATGGCTGTTGAAATTTTAGATACAGTTCGATTTGGTGGGCTAGATAAAATCAAAGGTGCAAACGGGTATTCCAAAAAAAGACTTGACAAAGGTGATGCTTATGTGATACCATTTGGACTTAGTAAAAAATTATTTGGTGCAGTCGTAATTTCTGCTCCGAAAAGACTATATATTACATACAAGATAAACAATGTGGCTGAAACTGTGCGAATGAAGTATGCATGGGAAGTGAAGCGATTCTTAGTGAATAGATTCATTCAGAATATGTAAAGAACGTTTCGGGTTAGTCTCCGAATACTGTGACCCACAGGATGAGAAGTAGTGTGACAGCTACGGGTGGTAGTCTTTGAACCGAAAGGCCGCTGGCAATGCGAGAACGGAATCTGTCGGGAAGCGGGTGGAAGGTACATATGGGGGGTATGATAGCGTCATATCTTTCTGTACTATAATTACCGCCGAGATTCGCAGAGCATTTTATGGATTAAGAAAAGGTTAGATAATGAATGAAGTTGAAAAAGAAGTTTTACTAATTGCACAAGAAGAATGTGCCGAAGTGACACAGGCAATCAGTAAAGTTTTTAGGTTTGGTTTAGATGGTGAACACAATGGTGCATCTAATCGTGAACGATTGACAGAAGAAGTTGGTGATTTATTTTGTATGATTCAATTGATGATTGAAACAGGTATCATTAACATTGATGAAGTAGATAAAGCATCCGCAAACAAGAAAGCAAAACTCCAGAAATGGTCTAATATTTTTAACGAAGAAAAGTAAAATGAATTCAGTATC